AATCAAAAAACTCGAGAAAACAAATTTCACGGAGGCAATGAGAAAGGCTCGAGCAAATAGCGTCGAGCGCAACGCACAACGCACTACGAGCGAAAAGAAGTATCTCACGTATTTCGTCGGGACGGACATCGGAGCCCGGCCCGCCGTCTTCGAGAGGCACCGGGACATTGCTCGGACGTATTGCGTGCAATCATTCGAATATAACTCATAAAAACCCCGAACAATGGAATACACGATCGAACCCAACAAATCGCAAGGCGTCAATGTCTACCATTGGAGCATTTACCCCGAGAGCTCAGTATTAGCCGGGCAAAACTGCAAAAAGTTTGTCGACTCATACGACACGCCAGAAGAGGCAGCGGCCGCTTATCCCGGGGCCGCGGAAGGATACCGGGACGCATGCACCACACACACGCCAGCATGCCCCGCCAGCATGCCCCGGCCTATACACCGGCAGCATACCTAGGCAGCATACCTAGGCAGCATACCTAGGCAGCATACCTAGGCAGCATACCCCGGCCTATACACCACACCACACGCCCGACGAAAACGGATACACTTACAACTAAAAAACTTTTTTCACTTTTTTTCACATTAGGGCTTGCAAAAGGAACGGATCCGTCCCATTATGCATCCCTAGTCAGAAACAACCAACAACCAACAACCAACAACCAACACCAAAACATTATGAGCAATTACTATCACGACGCCCAACAAGAGCACAACGACCACGTCATGTTTGCCCGCGAGGATTACATACGGGAGGCATACGGATCCTCAGAGATCGACGGAGACGCCGAAGCCGCAATCGAAGATGCAAGATGGGAAGCAAACTGGGCATCATTATCGCCAGAAGAGAAAGCCGCAATCGAAGCCAAGACTCTCAAAGCCGAACTCGAAGAGGCGAAAGCGTGGCAAGCAATGATCGACGACAACAAGAAAAACGAAGAGCTCGGGATCCCGTTTTAATCAAACCAAGCCCAACACCCTGACCCGTAAAAAGGTCGGGGTTTTTGGGTGCAAACCAGAAACCAACATTATGAACAAAACAACAATCACAACAATCACCGTCAACGGATGGAACATCACAGCGGAGCCATACAGCGACCCTTGCGTATTGGTCGACATCGAGAGCCCGTGCGGCAACTACGGCGGAAGCATTGCTCTCGTCGAAGACACAGGGGCCGTCGAGGACTATCGCACACACTCCAAAACAAAGGCCGTGCCGAAATCCGTGATCAAAGCGGCCCAACATCTTGAAGACAATTTTTTCAACGAATAAAACCAACACAATGAAACCCGAACAAGAAACCGTCAAAATCAATCCTTGGGCCATGAAGGGCCACATTGCGGAGCTCTACGCCGACAACGAGAACCCGGAGATCGCCCGGCAAATTTACATCGGCGTCACATCGGATTACCCCGAGGTCGACACGCCCGAGAAATTCGATCAATGGGATGCATGGCGGGTTTACCGACTCACCGTATGGGAGCACAAGGGCGTCTTGGCCGGGCATTACACAAACATCTCATGGCAAGACGCCTCGAAAGCCGAATGGGAGCAAAAAACCCGGGATCTCGAGTAAGGTCAGTTTCGGGAGTTTCGGCAAAGACCAGTCATTCGGAAATTCCGAATCAATAGCGCGACTTGCACACGATACGCGGGCGAGGAAAAAAACGGGCGACATGTGACGGGCACGGATCCGGGCGGGACGTTTCCGCTTGCACTTGGAACGTCGACGCGGCAATGTCGAGATATGGCAAAACTCAAGCTCACGACAGCGGTCATCGAGTCGATTTGTTCATCGATCCGGGGGGGCTCTTATATTCTGGCCGCGTGCGGTCGGGCCCGGGTTTCTCGACGATCCTTTTACGAGTGGAAAGAGCGAGGCGAGAAAGAGCGCGAAGAGGGGCGGAACACGATACACGTCAAATTTATCGACGCACTCGAGCACGCCGAAGCCGACAACGAGGTCATGCTCGTCGAGTCAGTATCATCAGACGTCGACTGGAGAGCGAAAATGGAGATCCTCAAGAGACGATACAAAGAGAGATGGGGTGACAGCTCAAAAACAGAGCTCTCGGGCCCGGGCGGGCAACCATTGCCAACGGCAGCAATTCCGCCGCTCACGATCATCTACAAAAACGAGGGCCATGAGGTGCCCGAATTTATCGACCAGACGGACGAGACGCCAAAAACATGATTGCACAAGATCAAGGCGTCGAGCTCGTCTTGCAACCGAAGCAAAAGGCGGCAATCAATAGCCCGGCACGGGAGACTCTTTACGGAGGGGCCGCGGGAGGGGGCAAGAGTTGGCTATTGCGGGCCGCGTCGATTCTTTGGAGTTTACAGGTGCCGAAATTGCAAACGTATCTCTTTCGGCGTACTTGGCCAGAACTCGAATACAACCATTTGCAAGGATCCGGGAGTTTCCGGGACATGCTCGGGCCGATCATGAGCTCAGGGCACGCGAAGATCGTCGGGAAACAAGTCCGATTCAGCAACGGGAGCCGAATCAACCTTTGTCACTTAGCGAACGTCAACGACCTCACGAAATATCAAGGGGCCGAGATCCACGTATTGCTACTCGACGAGGCGACGCACTTCACAGAGGCCGAGTACAGATACCTCCGGGCTCGGATGCGTATCGGGACGCTCGAGGTGCCCGATCATGTCGAGACACAATTCCCGAGATCGATCCTCGGGACAAACCCCGGGGGCGTCGGGCATCATTGGTGCAAAGCGGGATTTGTCGATCAAGGGGATTTCATCGTCAAGAGAGCGGGCAAAGCCGAGGGCGGAATGACTCGAGTTTTCGTCCCGGCAAGGCTCGAGGACAATTTCGCAATGATGAAAAACGACCCCGACTATGAAGAGCGACTCGAGGGGCTCGGAGATCGTGAGTTGATCAGGGCCCTGAGAGATGGCGACTGGGAAGTCATAGCCGGGGCAATGTATGGGGGAGTATGGAGAAAGGAAAAACACGTTTGTCGACCTTTCGACATTCCGATCGACTGGGAAGTATGGGTCGGAGCCGACGACGGATATGCAGCTCCGGCGGCAATGTATTGGATCACACAAAACCCAACGACAAAGACGTATTATGTGATCGCCGAACTATACGCCGAGGGCATGCTCCCGAGAGAATACGCCGAGCGGGCTCTCGCGATCAACGACAGGCTCGGGCGTTGCGATCACGAAGGGGAGCCCGTCAGACACGAGGCACCGATCGTCGGGAGTATGGACTCGGGAGCATTCGCCAACATCGGCAGCGCGGACGCATCGGGCAAAGAGGCCATACCCCGGGGGAAGCAATTGCAAGCTCTTGGGCTCAGGATCAAGCCCGTCGAGAAATGGGCGGGATCAAGGGTGCACCGGGCCCAACTCTTGCACCTCTTACTCGCCCCGAACCAGCTCGACCCCGAAGGCGGGCCCGGCATTGTCTTTTTTGAGAATTGCGTCAACGCCGTCAGAACGATCCCGGCCCTTGGGAGATCGACATCAAACCCCGAGGACGTCGACACAACTCACGAGGATCACGCATACGACGCGATCACATACGCGTTGCAAAGACGGCGGACAAAGAGCGGGAAACGCAAAATCGGGGGGCTTTAAGAGAGCGGCAAACCCTTGTATTTACAGGGAAAAGAAAGTTTTTTCACTTTTTTTCACATTAGGGCTTGCAAAAGGAACGGATCCGTCCCATTATGCATCTCCAATGAACGACACGACCAACACAACGACAAGCCCGATCGCCCAACTTATCAAGGGCAACCAGCAAATCGCAAGCGCGAAAACTTTCGCCTCGCATGCTGAGATTCTTGATTTCATTCAGACAGCCGTCACGGGCAATATGGAGGGGCAAGAATATATGCACGGCAGGGAGATCCTCGACGACGTGCTCGACGATTTGATCAGATACCGATCAAGCCTCGAGTCGATCGACGCATACGTCAAGGCGAACAAGCTCTAAGCAAAGCCCCATTTCCCCATTACCCTGACCCGTGAAAAGGTCGGGGCTTTTGGGTGTAATGAACAACGAAACCAACACAACAGCAATCGCCGCCCGCCAACTCGAAATCCTCATTCGCACTCAAACCCGCGAATGGTACGGCGACGAGGATCACATCGGCGAAGAGGGATACGGCAGATATAAATGCAAGGGATCGTCCGATTTCGTGACGAAAGTCAACGAGGCGGATCTCATGTATTTCGAAGACGCAATCAAAGCGGCATTCAACGCGGAGTACAACGTCAATGGGCTTTTCTTTCGATACGAGGCCCGGGAGATCGAGATATATCACAAGCCCGGTCACATTACCCTCAACGTCGAGATCGAGCGCGAAGGCTAATCAACAAGCCCCCTCCGGGGGGCGCAACTCACCAACAACATGAAAGCACAAACAAACAACGAAATAGACGCCCGGCAAGATTGGATCAAAGAGACTGATCGATTCGAAAAAATGGAATGGATGGCGGAGACATGCTCGACGACATTTATGAGAATGCACCTCGTCAATGAAATGACGAGTTGGTTTGAAGAGGACGACTTTGACAAGTTTTTCGATCACATCTCAGCATGTTGGGAAATCGAAACGCCGCCCGAAACCCAAATCGAAAGAGAATAATGAGAGAGCTCAAACGCAAAATCAGAGTCGAAATTTTAAGGGCAAAAAAAGACCCGATATTCAAAGGCTCAATTTGGATCCTCACAATACACGCGGCAATCGTCGCAATTTACGCAACAATCACAATCCTGACACAATGATCGAAAACAACCAACAACGCAAAGACGAGGCAGTACAGACGCTCGAGCGTCTCGACAGCATAAGATACAACAACGACCTCGCCGGGGCCCCTGAGCTCGCCGAGGACGTCATCAACGAGATCGCAGAGCAAGAGCGTCTCGAGGCAAAAGCATTTTGG